CTCACAGGGCTATCCCTGTGAGACTTTACCTAATGTATTTGGCAGTATACAGCTGCCTCTGTTTGGCTTTTCGAAGCCTAGATCGAGTTGTGAAACTGTTTCTGGGCTTTTCGAAGCCTAGTTTCTAGTTTAAAACATAACTTTATTTATCAGATATGCATTACATAAACATACGTTTGGTCACGATACGACCACCCCCTTTTTACGGGTTCACTTACCTGTCAAGTTCAGATTAGTGTATCCGGGTTTTCATTGTAATATATGTTCACCGGAGAAATAATATACGAAAATATTCTACGTTGCGCTAGCTGGCGCCCGAAATAAATTAGCATCCCCGATCTCGCCGGTTATAATAGCGAGGCCGTGTGTGTGCGGGCCACACACCAATTCCAGGGGACCTTTTATTAGGGCCCCACCACAAGACTGAATACAGCAGTCGCTTTGCTCTAAAGTAAGGCTCAAACATTTCTTAAATGAAACTTCATTTATCCAATCTTGTTTTAAAGATTCTTTTTATAAGAGAACAAGCACGTGATAGTGATTGGAAAAGATTTTATTTTGTTTGAGTGTCGGCTATTGCATTGAATATTCTGTTGGCTATGGTGGATATCTTTGATTTTCCATTATATAGTCAGGTTAGTCATTTCTGTGAAATGATGACGCCTGTGTTCTCATTGACCATTCGTGCTCAATTTTTAATTGAGCATGCGGTTAATGATGTGGTATGGAATGATGTTATATTGTCATTTCATCCATGTCGTTTGTCGCTGAATCCTCCTTGAGGAGTCTAAAAAATAATAGTCCCCAAGTCCGGGGGCCTACTTTTGTAGTAACGGCACCGAGAACTATTGCTTCTGAAATTTGTGATACCTACACCTATTATTTGGATAAAGAAGGTAGTTTGCCTTCTATGTTCTCATTGTACACGTTGCAATGTTTGAACGCAAGTACTGTATCATCAGTGTCTTCGCCTGATGATGTTGGTGCGTGTACTAGATGTTACGTTACGCGCGATCCTTTATTTACGGCAATTCAACAACATGATGTACTTACTGAATTATTGAATACTCAGTATTGTTTATATCCTGAACGTCGTAAACGATTGACCGCTTGTTTTCTCAAGCATGGCACGCTTTATCCTCCAAGCCCGCAAAGTGGAGATGAAAAAGAAGCGCGTCGTGCTCAATATAATCGTTCGAAGAAAGCAAAGGAACGTAACAACAATGCGCGTAAGAACAAACTGTGCAAGAAGAAGTGGACTGAGAAGATCCGTAAAGATTTTATTCAGACTAAAGAACTCAAGAAGAATGAGCCACATGCTGCTTTTATTTCACATATTTCTGTGTTGAAAGAACAAGCAGCTCAGATTGGTGTTCCTATTGATTCCATCACTTGGTCTAGAATTGAGTCATTAGTTTTTCTCACTACGTCACTTTTAGAATGTACTTCTTACACGCAAGCCACTTCCATATTTTTACTGTATTTGAAAACTCATTATACAGAGTCAATTGCTTTGCAAGCTTATAAAGCTTTTGAAGCTTTGGTTGCTCCTGATGAGGAAGATGACAGTGGAGAAGTGGAACCTCATGGTGGTAAACCCGCATGGTTGGACATGCTACGCGAGAGTATGAAAAACTGGCGACTGGTGACTACTAACCCATTCTTTAAGAAGGTTTCTTCGTTGATCAGTATTTGTATTTCACTTGGTCTTTGTCAAGCTGCTTCATTTGAATGGCATTTAGGAGGTGTGAAAGCCTTTTGTATTCCAGCAATGGAAAAACATTATGGTGCTTTTGACCTTGTTGATGCCGCTATTGAAACGGTGTTATACTTTGTAGAAGCAGGTTATGCTTGCTTTACTACGAAGTCTGTTACACCGTTATTATATTCAGATATTGAAGCGAGAGAGTTTGACGAAGAATATGGCTTTATTGTGTCTAATATTGAACATGTTAAAACTGGTAATTTGCGCAAGTTTGTAAATATTGATGAGAACGAATTTGATCAGCGCTTAACAGCACTGATTCAGCGAGCTAGTGATTTCCATGCTACTGTTAAAGGTACGTGGGAAAAACGAGTGTTTTTCGATCGTTTATCTCAATTGCGTAAATTGAAGGCAAATTTTGATTCTATTCGTGTCCAAGGTGGCTTACGTATTGCTCCATTTACCATGAATATTTTTGGGAAATCAGGCGTTGGAAAATCGTCTGTTGGAGCAATATCCATGGTTATGTGTTTGTTGGCTAATGGTTTTTGTGCCAATGATGAAATGCTTGCCACGTTAAACGAATCGGATAAGTATATGTCCAATTACCGTTCTTTCATAAACGGTTTATTTATGGATGATATTGGAAACACAAAACCCGATTTCGTGGAAAAATCACCTACTAACAAGATTATTGAAATTTGTAACAATGTTCGTCAGTATGCAAATATGGCTGAAGCTGAGTTGAAAGGTAAAGTTTCTATTGAACCACGTGTAGTCGTTTTAACAACCAACGTAAAAGATCTATGCGCCCCAACATACTCCAATGAACCTGTTTCCATTGCACGACGTGCTCATTTGACAGTAACTGTGACTGTTAAACCAGAGTTTTGTACTCGTGGTTTAGCTGGATCTGTTGGTCAACAACTGGACTCTGCCAAAGTTTCCAAGTATTATACTAATGATGCTGGTGTTGTTGACATTCCTTTAGTTCCAGATTTATGGAACATTACTGTTGAGAGAGTAGTACCTGTTGCGTCAACTAAAGGAGCTCCTGATACTATTGCACATGAAATTATGACTGATGATGGTGAATTGCTTGAAAGTATAGACATTCACCGTTTCATCAAGTTTATGATAAAACAGTCGCGCAAGTATTTTGCTCACCAGGAAATATTGGTAAAGCAAACTAGTAATATTGCAGCGCGCGTTAAAATGTGCAAGTGTGGAACTCCTTTTGGTTATTGCGACTGTGCAGAACCAGAATGTGTGGAATGTGAACCACATTCTGGTTTTGTAGGTTTCATGTTTGGAGCTGCACTACGTAGTGTTGGTAATAAATTAACCCGATTTGTTAAAGACGCTATGGAACGTGAAGGCACTGTTATTGAACGAATGGCTACTAAGAATCTAGTGAAGGCCGCAGACAGATTGGAAAAGAGTTTGTGGTATTCCTGGACTAATGTCATTCCACGTCAGTTGTTGACACATCCTTATGGTAAACGCTTTGTTAATTATGCCATGCGTGATCACATTATGCAACGTATTAAGCGAGATGCTATTTGTACTGTAACGTTAGCAAGTATGTTTTTCATTGCCTCTTATCGAAACCCAGCATGGTTGTTACCAATGTTTGGTGTTTTTTATCGTGGAGGTGTAATGATTAGTACTGTTCGTGAACGTGTTCATTCTGAGATACTGGAACGTAACGATGCCATGCCTACTATCTTTAAACAAGTCCGTGATAATCATGGTAAGTATGTACTAGCGGCTTTAGGAGCTGCCGGTACAATATATACTTTGTTGAAGATTTGGCAGGGCTTTCGTAATGCGGCTAATAAGACGCATGGTAAATTAGATCCCGAGTCGCCTGATGATGTTGCTGAACGTGATTCTGAAGTTAATCCCTGGAAAAAAGTTGATGTATTAAACACACCAACTAGTGTGTTGCAAAAGACAACATCTGTGGACCATTTGTTACGCAAGGTTCATAAGAATCAAGTCTTTTTACGCATTGCTACAAAGGGTGGTTATCGTGTATCTGGAGGCATTTTTATAGCCTCCAATGTGCTTTTGATGCCATATCATATGTGGTTTGAAAATGCAGACACGAAGACTCCTATTCAGGGAGAACTGAAAGTTACATTGACACGTTCATCGGTTGAATTAACAGGATCTACCTTTGATGCTATAATTTCTTCCACTTCTATGGTGAGAATACCAGACACTGATTTTTGTGTTGTTTGGGTGCCTAGTGGTGGAGATTATGCTGATTTGGTGAAGTATTTACCTATTGAAGATGTACGTGGTGGCTTATGTTCGATGATTTTCCGTGATGGTAATGGTGGTACTGTTGAAGCTAGTGCAAATATACAACCAGGAATGGTTGGACATCGTGAAAGTTCTTTTAAAGGTGCCGCTTATAATTTGTCAATACCTACGTTTACTGGTTTGTGTATGGGTACATTTGTAACCCGTAGTAAGGCTTGTGTTATTGCCGGCTTCCATTTAGGTGGGAGAACTGGAACTCCGAGAGGTGTTTTAGGTACAGTAAATCAAACACAAGTACAAAATGCCATGGATGAATTGAAGGAGAAAAACTATGTTATGTTATCCTTGAATGAGGGTACGATGCCAACTACTTTATATGGCAAAGAGTTTTTTCTTGGAAATGAAGTCCATGGTAATAGTCCAGTGAATTATTTGGAAGGAAAATCTAATTTTCGCGTGTATGGATCCTGTACTGGTGGTGTGACAGCCTATTCCAGTGTAGAACCATCGCTGATTTCGGATACAGTCCATGAAGTTTGTAAAGTTCCCCAGAAATGGGGAAAACCGCAATTCCGACCGAATTGGAAACCATGGCGTGAGTCTTTGAAGCATGCTGTGTGTCCATCAGTTGGCATTGAAGGTATTTATTTACAATGGGCTGTTGGCGATTATATTCAACCTTTACGGAAGAAAATCATTGAACAGAAATGGATTCGAGATGAAATTCGTCCATTATCACGCATGGAGACCTTGTGTGGTATCGACGGACGTAGATTTATCGACCATATGGAGCCTTCTACTGCAGTCGGCTATCCGTTAGTAGGGCCTAAATCATCATTTATGGTTTACTTAGATCCTGCTGATTATCCCGATCATGCATGTCCTGCTGAGTTAGACAGCATGTTTTGGGATGAAGTCGATCGGCTGTATGCTTGTTGGTTGCGTGGTGAGCGTGGATATCCTGTTTTTAAAGGATGTTTAAAGGACGAACCTACTCCTTTAGATAAGGATAAAGTTCGTGTTTTTCAATCTGCTCCCATCGCTTTACAATTAGCAATTCGTCAGTATTTTTTGCCAATTGCACGTTTCTTGACGTTACACCCATTACTGTCGGAATGTGCTGTTGGCATTAACTCTCAAGGGCCAGAATGGAATGAACTTTCCACCTTTATAACAAAGTATGGAAAGGATCGCATTTTTGCTGGTGATTACAGTAAATATGATTTGCGCATGCCTGCGCAGATTATGTTTGCTGCATTTCGTATCTTAATTGATCTTGCTAAAGCATCAGGAAATTATTCTGATGATGATATTAAGATTATGCAAGGTATTGCCACTGAAGTGTGTTATCCATGTATGGCCTATAATGGAACCTTACTCCAACTTATTGGTTCCAATCCTTCCGGACAGAATTTGACGGTGTATATAAATTCTGTGGCAAATTCATTGTTGAACAGATGTGGTTTTTTCCATTTGTTAAAGACGAAGATGTCACCTGTTCCTTCTTTTCGCAGTGCTGTTGCACTGATGACATATGGAGATGATGTTAAAGGAAGTGTGAAGAAAGGTTTTGATGCCTTTAATCATATTACTTACGCTCATTTCTTGGCTGAAAGGGACATGAAGTTTACTATGCCGGATAAAACATCCGAACCCACTCCGTATATGCATGATAAAGATGCAGATTTTCTCAAAAGGAAGAATGTTTTTAATCCTGATGTGAAAATGTATTTTGGAGCTCTTGATGAAGATTCTATATTCAAGAGTTTACATGCAAATTTGCGTTCAAAAGCCTTGACTCGAGAAGAGTTAGCTGTTGAGGTGATTGATGGTGCAGTGCGTGAGTGGTTTGCTCATGGTCGTGAGATGTATGAATTCCGTCGTGAGCAAATGAAAATAATCGCTGCACGCCATAATTTGGTGTGCCGCGAACTTGATGTTCCTTATGATGAACGTCTGACTACTTGGAAAGACAAGTATATTCCTGATTCGAAATAGGTTACCGACACTTTCACACTGTGTTAGGCGTTTCGTTTCAGATGTATTTTTAGTGTACCTTATATATTTAGTGTGAACTGTATACATGTTTTGTGACGTGTGGCTTGAGTTGACCGCACGTCTGTACATAGAAGACTTACTGTAAATAATGAACAAAAACATAATTTAGGTGGAGTGCCCCCTGCCAAAGTGGGGGAAGAGGTGGATGCCTCGTTTCGTGACTATGAACCGCACTCTGATTCAAATCGTTTTGGTATTACTATCAACGATAGTGGTTCAGTCACATCTAGCCAAAATGTTACCTTCCATGACCAAAATCCATCATATTCTTATGCTGTTGATTCTATGCCGGATGCTACTTATAGTGTTTCAGATACTAGTGATAGCAATCTGCAATCATTTTTCTCGCGACCGATTAAGATCGCTGAGTATGATTGGGTTATAGGTCAAAATTTCTATGAGGAACTTGATCCCTGGTCATTGTTCTTTGAGAATGTAAGAGTAATCAATCGTATTTCTAATTTTAATATGATGCGTGCTAAATTGAAAGTTAAATTCATTTTAAATGGAAATGGTTTTCATTATGGCCGTGCGATTGCTTCATATGTTCCTTTGAACAAGAAGGCTAACATGAACATTGACAGAGCATTTTTTATTCAAGATGTTGTTCAGGCGTCACAACGCCCACATATTTATTTGGATCCCTGTTTGTCTCAAGGTGGTGAGTTATGCCTACCTTATTTCTGGTTTAAGAATTATCTTAGTATTCCAGACCAGGAATGGAGACAAATGGGTGACATTTTTATTCATGGCATGCAAAACTTAAAGCATGCGAATGGTGCGACCGATAATGTGACGGTTTCTGTCTTTGCGTGGGCTGAGGATGTTACCTTAGCCATACCTACCAGCGTAGAACCAGGTTCTATATCTCCTCAGTCTGGTTTTGAGGAGTTTGAACCGCACGCTGCGGATGAGTATGGCACAGGAGTAATATCTAAACCTGCGTCTATTGTGGCGCGTGCTGCTGGTGCATTGAAAGATGCTCCAGTAATAGGACCATATGCACGTGCTACTGAAATTGGTGCTTCTGCTGTTTCAGCGGTAGCTTCAACTTTTGGTTATTCACGGCCCAGTACTTTAGAGCCGATTCATGAATATAAACCTATGTATCTTGGTAATTTAGCGAATACAAATGCAAAGGATACTAGTGTGAAGTTATCAACGGACGTGAAACAAGAAGTCACCTTGGATCCACGTGTTGTAGGATTAGGCATGGCTGATGAGATGGTTATTACAAATGTATCAACTCGTGAAAGCTATTTGACTGATTTTCCGTGGACCGTTAGTAAAACACCAGAAAGTCTATTATTTTCAATAGCTGTTGACCCTGGAGTCCAAACGAGATTAGACTCGGGTTTTTTAGCAATTGAAAATCATTTACCTGCATGTGCTTTTGCTGTGATGCCTTTTAAGTATTGGCGAGGCTCGATGGAATATCGTTTCCAAATCGTAGCTTCCAATTATCATAAAGGACGTATAAAGATCGTATATGAACCATACGAATTTTCTGGCGTCACAGCTGAATATAACACGAATTATACTTATATCGTGGATATAGCAGATACGAAAGACTTTTCTGTTAAGATTGGTTGGGGTCAAACACAAGCTTTTAAAAAACATTTTAATTTGTCTGCTACCGAAGCAAATATGTTTCGTGCCGATGGACAAAATGTCACTTTTTCACCAAGTTCTAATATTGGAAATGGCATGTTAAATGTTTATGTTGTCAATGAACTTACTATTCCAAATTCTGTCATTAATAATGATGTATCAGTCAATGTATTTTTAAAGACTGGTGATGATTTTGAAGTAGCAGTTCCAGATATGACTGCAATTGAAGCTGGGTCCTATTTACCCCCTCCAGCAGCACCACAGTCCGGCTTTGAACCACATGCCGGAACTGAGGTGCAGGGCGACATGGAACAGACCGAGGAACCAAGTCGACCCATGCAAGAGCAAACAAACCAGGAAATGGCACCAA